AAGTTTAACGTCAATTACTATTGGCAATAAAGTGAAAAGCATTAGTACATATACGTTTTATGGTTGTAAAAATTTAACGTCAATCACTATACCTGAGAGTGTCACAAGCATTGGAGATAATGCGTTTAATGGTTGTACAGAGTTAAAATCAATTATTATACCAAATAGTGTGACAAGCATTGGCATAGCTGCGTTTGATAATTGTACAGAGTTGAAATCAATTATTATACCAGATAGTGTGACAAGCATTGGTGGATATGCATTTAACAATTGTACAGGTTTGACATCAATTACTATACCTAATAATATGACAAACATTGGCGATTTTATATTTGTAAATTGTACAAATTTAACGTCAATCACTATAGGAAATAGTGTGACAAGTATTAACACATGTGCGTTTTATAATTGTAATAATTTGACGTCAATTACTATACCTGACAGTGTTACAACCATTGGCGAAAGTGCGTTTGCAAATTGTACGGAATTGAAATCAATTACTATACCTAATAGTGTGACAAGCATTGGTTCATATGCGTTTTACAATTGTAAAAAGTTAAAAAAGAAACCCCTGAAAAATTAAAGGAATATTTTACAGCTTTGCAAGAAATTTGTGAAAACGCCCATTATTCATCTAACAACATTACTGCCATTGCTGCGTAGTTATGTAAATCTATAAGCGTATCTCGAATATTCTCATTATTTATTAAATTTACACCATTTTTTGTTATAGACATTGAGCGTTGTAATTTATCTTCGATTCGCATTAAAACGCCGATAACTCCATATTTTGCGAATGCGTCACCATAGTCAATATTTTTTTTGGTAAATAACTCTAACGCTTCATTTTGAATTTTTTTCATTTGTTCTACTCTATTCATTAATAAATAGTATATATTGTTATGTTTATACTATTTTGTTATCAATTGTGTAAATATTATACAATTTTTATAGCTTCTTCGTCGTTTTCTTCTTCGTCGTTTTCTTCTTCGTCGTTTTCTTCTTCGTCGTTTTCTTCTTCGTCGTTTTCTGCTTCATCGTTTGTTTGCTGTTTTTCTTGTTCATCTGCATCGTCATCTTCGTCATTTTTGTTAAATACATCAATACTTAGTTCATCAGATAATTCTTCATATTCAACTCCATTCCATTTTATATTTTTACAATTAAATAATTGATTCATGTTAATAACTTCAGGTTTATCTTCTGAGTCAAATCGTGTAAATAATGTAGTAACTTGATTATCATCTCTAAAACGAGCACTATATTCTTGTTGAATATTATTGCGTCCAATTCGTCCTAAAGCCTGAATAATTTTTTCTTGTGTAAGTTCAAGATCCTTGCTTAAATAACCGTGACAAAATTGATAATTTGTACCGTAAATATAATCACTATCAGCAATAATTAAATATAATTTTTGTTGATCTGCTAATTTTTTCATAATTTCTGTATAAGCACTGCTTTTATGATCAGTGAATACTCCAATTCCAAGAAGCAGAAGGATTTTCCAACTATCATCAACATCTTTAAGCAACATAATTGAAACAATAATATTTTCTTCAATGTCACTTGTAAATGCTCCTGTTGTATTTAATCCATTAGTCCATTTATTTAAATGTACAATTCTATTTGGAATAAATATATCGTCTAGAGTGGCATTTTTACACATACTTTTTAAAATTTTAATATCATCTCTCATTTTAGCAATTTTTTTATCATCAGTTTTATCAACAATTTTATTAGCAATCTTAGATTTACATTTATCATCTTTTTTACCCATTAATTTCTTAGCTTCTTTAGATGTATCAGCTATTTTTCCTGATAACTTACTTACCATCTTGGATTCTTCAAATTCCAATTCTTTCTCAATTTGGTCAATTCTTTCATTAATTTGATTATTATATTCGATTTTGTCGTTAATATCTTTCATTACAACTGCAGGAATATTAGCTTGTTGAATACAAAACTTGGCTATTTTAGCTAGGTCATTTGCTAAAAATATTGTAGGTCCATCAGTTAGTGTATAAGCATCTTTAGTTGTAATATATACCCCACAACTTCCAGGAGGGTCTAAATTAGTATTTGTAACTAAGTTTTGAGTACTATTAATCTGAGATATAGGTTCTCCGCGTTTTGAAACTATAATATTTCCCTTGACATCAATTGTATTATTAGATTTAATTTTTTTAGTTCTTTCATTTATAAAATGATTATAAACTTTGTTCCAATTAGATGGAATAATATTTTTCAACATTTTAAGGTAATAAAGTTTAATACTTTTCATATCAATATCATCAACTGAAGTGAAATTTCTTTCAAATTTTGAAGTTGCATTATTGAGATTATTAGTTTCAACGTAATAAATAAATTTAGAAGCTTCATTGAGATCAAAATATCTCAATAAACTGAGATTATCTTCACAATGTGTAACAATTTCTAAAATTTTAGTATAATCGTCGTGAAAATAGTGTGGCATTACAACATATCCATTATTATTAATTAGTGGAATTGTTTTGCGACAATCATGACTTACAATATTATTAATATTTGCATCTGGGAATTTTGATTTGAAATCAGATATAGTTTGTGTTAACTCGTGTATTTTTGGAAGTGTTGCAGAAGATAATACAAAATTAGGAATAATATTATCCTTCCAATTTTTTTTAATAACTTTATGTAAATCATGAATTTTGTAATCCATTGTAATTGTAGGTTCATCCCAATAAGTAATAATAGTATGAACAGGGTTAAATGATGTCATATAAAACATTGCTGGAAGATAAGACCTAATATCACAAATAATAATTTCTACTTTATCTCCAACTGTATTATCAACTTTTCTAATTTGTCCACTTCTTTTATCTCTAGTAAATTCCTTAGCCGCAAAATAATGTAGTCGTACATCTTCTGCTGCAGAACAACCAAAAGCAAATGCTACGCGTTTATTGATAGAAATGGCTGCTCTAGCAAGAGCAAGTCCAACATGTCTAGCAGCACAAACAAATATTACTTTATATTGTTCAGATAATCCGAGAGGTGTTAATGTTTTTCCTGTGCCAGTAGGAGCAATATACAAAACCAATTTTGGATTAGGAGCTTTAATAACAGTATAAATTTCTTTTTGATGATCATATAATGACAAATCACTATATTTTAATATGTTAGGATTTTTTTCAATAAATTCTGATGAGTTATGAACAATATGAAGAAGATTAACTTCGTTCTCATATTTTTTAATAAATGTTATAATAATTTCTATAATAAACCTATTTACCTTATAAACATTATTTTGTACAAGTTTGCTGATTGTATAATAATAGTATACCCATTTAGGGTTTTTTGCATGTTTTAGTTGAACCATTTGTTCAAGATTATTAAATAAAACAAACTCATACATACCAGTATCATTATTAATACTTTCAGTATCAAATCGTGATAATCTAATTTGATCACTGCTTTTTAACTTAATGATTGAAGCAATATTAATATAATAATCGCCATTTTCATCTTGTGGTAAATCTTGACTTTTAATTCTACGTAAATTAGAACCAAAATGAATAAACGGTATATTATATTTTTCAACAAGTAATTTAATTTTGTCTGCAAAGAACTTAGAGTATAAGAATTCTTCAATTTGTGGATTATATTCTATCTTTAGGTGAGTAAAGATAGAATCATTTTTATTGACTTTTAAATTGACATTTGAAAATCCATCAACAATTAATCGCAATACTTCAAATTCATTTTTGTGAACAGGAATTTCAATTCCATCCCATTCGGCCTTGGTTAATTTTCGTTGCTTAAGATCCATTTAAAGATGTATACTATAATTATATAGATTACTCTTTAAATCATTATAATAAATCAATTTTATTTCAATCTTTGACATTTGTATAACTTGTAGAACGCCGTTTTTTCATTTCATATATCATATAATAAAATTATATAAATATATATTATATGAAAGATAAATTTCACACATTAGAAATAAGTATTATATTATTAATAGGAATAATAGCTGTTGGTTTATTTTTATTTCAATTTATCAAAAGACTAGAAGGATTTAGTGGTTTATATGATTTAACAAGTCCCGGAACTTTTCCAAAATCGGTTGAACAAGCTATATTAAATGATTATCAATTAATAGGAAAAAATGAAACATCTAATCAAAATTATAGTGATATATGGTGGAAGTATCCTATTTTTAGTATTGGTTCTTTTAAACAAATAACAAATAATTTACGATATCATGATAATCCTGATGAAGGAACATGTATACGTGCTGATTTTTGTAATGCGGTTTATTATAATAAACGTGATAAAACATCAAACATAATTGCACCTTTACCTCCAGCTGAAGAAGGGACTGGAGCAAGAGTAGGGTATTTTAGAACAGAACCAAATGAATTGTATTATTCCATTCCAACAAATGAAAATATTTTGTATTAAACATTTTACATCTAATATCTAACTAATATCTAACTAATATGTATGTCTTTTAGTTCTAAAATAGGTAAAATAGGAATTATTTGAGTATTATCAATTTCCTTTTCCTTTTTTATAACAGTAATTTTTCCTGTTTCTTTATTAAATTGTAACAAACAACCACCACTTGGTTTAATTGTAAGGTCAATTGTCTCTTTTTTTTGTTTGCGATTAGGGACTCTATGTTCATATCCATTAACTCTCTCTTTTTCAATAATCGACCATATTTCTTGTAAAGAATTAATATTATCTTTAAACCATTGTCTATTTCTACAAACTAATACACAACTTAATTGTTCAAGTTTCCAATAAATTGTTTTCATATAGGTATAATTAAATTTATGATTGTATTGATAATATTCTAACACATTTTCATGCCATTGTTCTATATCTTGATAATGAATTAAATCCAATGGTCTGTACATATAAAATGGTTTACCTTCTTTCGTATGAAAGTAAATAATAACACCTTTCATTTTATTGTCTTTAGATAAACATATATTTTGAAATTGTGTACCGTCTTCATCTTCATAACATTCATCTAATGTATCATATAAATATGAGGCGTAATCAGGATATTCTGTAAATTTGGTTTCTAAAAAATCACATTCATCAAGATCACAAACTTCCATCTGAAGCTGCATTTGAATCCAATACTCTTTTTTTGGGATTCCATCAATTTCGCGATTAACGATATTCTTAATTTCTAGCATACGTCCATAGCGTTGTGAACTTTTATCAATATTAATTCCATCTGGAGATGCCCCTAAGAATAAATATGTTTCGTGTTGAATACATCCAAATTCTTCAATTTTTGTATTATACTTATGTTCATATATTTTTACAGAAAGAGGTTCGTATTTTTGTCCCCAATGGAGTGTTGTGTTAGTATTAACCATTATTACTTCTTTTATATCATTTTCTGTTTCTAAAGTATCATTATTATCTATATATAAACTTTGATTTAATGTTTGACATTTTTCATATATAAGTTGATTTTTTACTGTTTGGTTTTCAAAAGCTTTATATGCGTTTGAAGCAGTAATTAAATTATGACGAAACTCATACCATTCTTTAGTTCGTTGTATTGGTTGTAATTTATGTTTTAATCTATTAAGTTGTTCGTCAACATATTCTATATTAGGTTCTTTAATGATTATTGTATTATCATAAGAACGCGGTGGCATAAAATGTTTAAAGAAATCATTTTTTACATATTCAATAACTTCTTCCATTTCATCTTCAGCATCATCAGTATAAAATATATCTGAATCAAACTGTGAATGCATTAATTGTTTAATATTTTCATCTAGTATATCATGAAAATCTGGTTCAGAT